ACGCCTTTCTACGCTAAGCCATCAAGTCGCATTGCTCATTGAAGAGCGTGTTAAGGGGTAACGATGAGAGATATTTTTATTAAAGACCAACGTTTAGTGATTCTGCGCTCCCTTGTGGACGCCGGTTATGACGCCAACGAATCCATTTTAGACGATTGCCTGGCGATGTACGGCCATCATATCAGCCGTGATTTGGTGCGCACGCATTTAAACTGGTTGGAAGAACAGGGCCTGGTGCAGATCGAACGTCTGCAAAACGGTTTCATGATTGCCAAAATTACCCAGCGCGGGCTGGATGTCGCCAACGGCGAAGCGGTGGTGGACGGCGTAAAACGCCCGTTACCCAAAATTTAAACCGTATTTAAAGGAGGTTTAAATGACGGATAAAACCACCCGTGGACGCGCCAGTAAAGTGGATTTGTTGCCGCCGAATATCAAAACCCAACTGGCGATGATGTTGCGCGATAAACAATTTTCACAGGCGGAAATCTTGGAAGAGATTAACGATTTAATTCGGGATTGCGGGCTGCCGGAAAGTGCCTGTTTAAGCAAAACGGGACTCAATCGTTATGCCAGCCGAATGGAGAAAGTCGGCGCAAAAATTCGCCAAGCCCGTGAAGTGGCTGAAGTATGGACGCGTCAATTTGGCGACATGCCGCAAAGTGATATAGGCAAAACGGTGATTGAATTGGTCAAACACTTGGCATTTGAAATGTCGTCGCAATATGCCGAAAAAGGCATTGCCGAACCGAAAGAGTTGGCAATGTTAGCCGTCACGGTGCAACGCCTGGAAGCGGCTGCATCATTAAGTTACGAACGGGAACGCAAAATCCGCAAAGAAGTATTGGAACAAGCGGCAAAAGCCGTAGAAGAAGCGGGCAAGCAACAGGGCGTAGGTCTTGCCGATGTACAAAAAATGGTAAAAGCAGTGTATGGCATCGAATAATACGGTTCTTTATGACTATCAAAAGCGTTGGCTCAATGACAAAAGTCGATTCAAGGTAGCGATGTTTGCTCGTCAAACAGGTAAAACATTTACCACAACGCTTGAAATCGTGCTGGACTGCTTGGCAGCTGAAGCTCGTGGGGAGAAAGCTCGCTGGGTGATCTTATCACGGGGAGAACGCCAAGCTAAAGAAGCGATTAACGAAGGTGTAAAGGCTCACCTGAATGCAATGGGCGGCGTCTGTGAGATTATGGAAGTGCCGTTTAGCCCTACTATTAACGCCTTGGAGGTTATTTTCCCGAAAGGTTCGAAAATCACTGCTCTACCAGCTAACCCTGATACTGCTCGTGGTTTCTCTGCGAATGTATTTTTAGATGAATTTGCGTTCCATGCAGATAGCCGTGAAATCTGGAAAGCCTTGTTCCCAGTTATCTCCGCCGGTTGGAAATTACGAGTGGTCTCCACACCGAACGGCAAAGGCAATAAGTTTTATGAATTAATGACCGATTTAGATAATGAAGAATGGTCACGCCATCAGGTTGATATTTATCAGGCCGTGGCAGACGGCTTACCGCGCGACATTGACCAACTGCGCCGCGGCTTGAATGATGAAGATGCGTGGGCGCAAGAATTTGAACTCAAGTGGTTAGATGAAGCGAGTAGCTGGCTACCTTACGACCTCATTGACAGCGTGGAACACATTGAAGCAGGCAAACCTGAACGGTATCAAGGTGGAAGCTGTTTTGTGGGCATGGATATTGCCGCGCGTGGCGATTTAACCGTGATTTGGGTCATTGAATTAGTCGGCGATGTGTATTGGACGCGCGAAATTGTGGAACTTAAACGTGTGCCACTACGGGAACAGCTCGCCGAACTCAACCGTATTATGAAGCAATATCACGTTGTGGCAGGCAACCTCGACCAAACCGGTATGGGCGAAAAGATGGTGGAAGATGCGCAATATGAACACGGCAAGCGCATTGCCGGCACGCTGTTTAACGTATCCACCAAACTCAAAATGGCAACCATCGGTAAAACGGCATTTGAAGACCGCAAAATCCGTATTCCGCAAGGCAATAGCGATTTGCGCGAAGATTTACACAAATTGAAAAAAGTCATCGGCTCAAACGGACAACCACGCTTTACCGCAGAAAGCGACAGCAACGGACACGCGGATAGAACATGGGCGTGCTTCTTAGCTCTCACCGCCGCCACGGAAGCCATAATGCAACCGGTGAAAGCCCACAGTCGCCGACCTCGGGCAAGTCGTAGAATGACAGAAGGATATTAGCCATGAAATATATGTTTTATACCGCTTGTATTGTTTGTGCCGCTTATCTCAAATATCACGGCATTGAGGGTTGGGGCTGGTTTTTAGTGATTGCCGCATTGGTTTAGGAGGAACAATGACACCCAAAAAACAAGATTTAGTCAAAGTTATCGCCAGTCGTGCCAGTGCTATCGACTATTGGTCATTTATGCATTATTTGCCGAATCCTGATCCTGTACTCAAAAAAATGGGTAAGGACATCTCTGCGTATCGTGAAATTTTATCTGACAGCCACGTGGGCGGTTGTGTACGCAGACGCAAAGCGGCAATTAAGGGGCTGGAATGGCGCATTACGCCGACGGGCAATGAAAAAACGGACGAGATTTTAACAGCACTTTTCGACCGCTTGCCGTTGAGCCAAATCATCAATCAGATTTTAGATGCCACCCTGTTCGGTTATCAGGCGCTGGAAGTGATGTGGCAACAACAAGACGGCTTGTTCCTGCCCGTGGCCGTTGTCGGCAAGCCGCAGGAATGGTTTGTGTTCGACGAAAAAAATCGGCTGATGTTGCGTACCAAAGATAACCGCAATGGCGACCTTGTGCCGGAGAAGAAATTCCTGCTCGCCACCCAACAAGCGGACTATATGAACCCGTACGGGCGTGCCGACCTTGCCATGTGCTTTTGGGCGGCAACGTTTAAGAAAGGCGGGTTCAAATTCTGGTTGGAGTTTATGGAAAAATACGGTAGCCCGTGGTTAGTTGGTAAGCACCCAAGAGAGGCACAAGTTCAAGAAATTGACGAATTATTGGATAGCCTTGAAAAAATGCTTGGTACCGCGGTTGCGGCAATTCCCGGCGATAGTTCTATCGAAATGTTGGAAAGCGCCTCAAAGGGGTCAAGCTCACAGGTATTTGATGATTTCTTGCGTTACTGTAAATCGGAAATCGCCATTGCGTTGCTCGGTCAAAATCAAACCACGGAAGCGGACGCCAACCGTGCCAGCGCCACTGCCGGTTTGGAAGTTACCCGTGATATTCGCGATGATGACGCAAGCCTAGTGGAAAGTGTGTTTAACCAGCTTTTGGCATGGATTTGCGAACTCAATTTCAGCGTGGAAACCTTGCCGACATTTGAGCTGTACGAACAGGAAAGCATTGATAAGCTCCAAGCGGAACGCGACGGATTGCTTGCGGGCTTAGGCGTGCGGTTTACCGAACAATATTTAATGCGCACCTATGGTTTTGAAGAAGGCGATATTGTGATGCAGGTAGAAAAAAGTGCGGTTAAAAATACCGCTGAGTTTGCTGAATCTATCCCTAAAAGTGTGATTGAAACCATCGGGGAACAATTAGAAGTCGAAGGTGAAGCCCATGTTGAAAACTGGTTACAAGGCATTCGTGACCAACTGGGACAAGCAGAAAGTCTAGAAGATTTTCGCACTCAACTTGACAGCCTCATTCCTGAATTAAGTTTTGCCGAATATGGCGAATTGTTGGCATGGGGTTCGACGTGCGCCCAATTTGCCGGTCGGCAATCCGTAGAAGATGAGCGTAAATGATGAATAAATTTACCTTTGAAAACCAAGTCAAGTATTTTGAGAAAAAGCTCAATTTACCCACCAATAGCTACCTTGATATATTGGGCGAAGAGCACGACTACTTTTTTGTGGTTGCGGGTGCAAATCGCAACGAAGTGCTACTGGCTTTTCGTGAAGCGGTAGATGAGGCCATTGCAAAAGGCGAAACCTTAGAAGGCTTTCGTCAACGTTTTGACGAGATTGTGGCAAAAACCGGTTGGGATTACAAAGGCGGCAGAAACTGGCGCACCCGGATTATTTACGACACCAATGTTTATGCTGCGTATAACCGAGGTCGGTTACAACAGCACCTTGATTTGGCGGATGTCATGCCTTATTGGGAATATCACCATCACGACAATGCACACCCCCGTCAAGAGCATATTGATCTTGACGGTACAATTTTACCGGCAACCGATCCATTTTGGCGTTATTACTACCCGATTAAAGCTTACGGCTGCCACTGCACCGTCACCGCCCACGATGAAGATGATCTAAAAGATATGGGGAGATCCGTCAGCCCATCGCCTGACATCGAATGGGTTGATAAAACCGTAGGTATTCGCTCCGGCAATCCCCGCACCGTGCGCGTGCCAAGAGGTTATGATGTGGGCTTTGCCCCACATAATTTTGAACGCTTGACTGCAGGACGAAATGCTGACGTGGATCAGCTGTTTTTCAATAAATTTGTCAATGCTGAACCGAAGCTCGCCAGCTTACTTATTGAAAACGTGTTACAAAATCCGCGAGCGGTGATGATGTTGAACGGGGCGATGAAGTCGATGGTGAATACCGTGACAACGGAAAAGATTGCCCGAGGACAGATAAAAAACGTAGGTGTTATTCCGGCTACGGTTATTGACAAACTGGCCGCGTTGGATAAAGCCCCGCAAAGTGCGGTAATTGCCGTGCGTGATGATGACGTGCTACACGCCCTGCGTAATAGCAAACAAGCCAAAGGGATTCATTTGCCAGTTGAGTTTTGGCAACAATTACCGGAAAAGTTGAGAAACCCAAGTGCAATTTTATTGCAAACGAAAGAGCAACAGCGCAACAAAAAAGCCGGTGATGTTTTGTTATTTATCTATGAAACGGAAAAAGGCAAGGTGGCAATTAAGATGGACTATGAGGTCAAAGTCAAAGATAAATTAAGCGGTAAGAAATTAACGCAAAAATTGAATTTGGTTAGAACGGCAAGTGCTGTTGAAGATTTTACCCAACTCGGGGCGTTTGAAGTGTTGTATGGTTCGCTGTAATGGCTTGCCTGATTCGAACAGGATAATCAGCCGTCTTTCGACCCTGGACCCTTTCCAGTTGGTAACCCCCATTACAGCGAGGTATTTGACACAGGTTTGCCTGATTCGAACAGGATAATACCCCTTTTACAGCGTAACCTTTCCAGTAGGAAACCCCCTGCGGAAATTTAACTATACCCTCAACTTATTTTTTAATCAATAGGAGAAACAAAATGAAATTCTGGGAACAACCAAGATTTAAGGATAACTATCCTGAATACCTTACCAAACAAGAAAAAGCCGACATCAAATCGGCTTTGTTAAAAAAATTTGAAAATAGCACTATGCGCTTATCAGATTATTTAGTTGATATTAAGGTATTAAATGATTACCCCGAAAAAGATCAACATTAATATCGTCATAATGGTTTTGCAATTCTAAAGAGAGCTTCTTAGCAAACTCAACAAAATCAATAGCTAGATTTTCGTGAGCCACTCTTTCCGGTATGCCTGATAATTTATTTACCAAGATCTCTTTGGAAATCATTAACGCGATAGTATCTGCAATTTCTTTTTGCATAAAATTTCCTTAATTCAAAGCGTGGCGACATTACCACGCTTTTATTCTACGAGATCAAAGTTATGATTAAAATCACCCTCAATGACACCCAAGCGGCAAAGCAGTTAAACAGCATTGTCCGTCAACTTAGAAAGCCCCGCAAGCTCTATGGCGTACTGGGCGAAACCTTAAAAAAACTGCACAAAGCCCGCTTTGAGGCAGAAGTGGATCCACAGGGTAAAAAATGGCAACCACTTTCACCCATTACCCAACAAATTAAGGGTAATGATAAAATCTTAAGACAAGGTGGTTATTTGTCAGATAAAACCGCCTATAACTACGATGACAACCGTTTAGAGTTCGGTTCGGACGCCAAATACGCCCGATTACATCAGTTCGGCGGCACGATAACACCGAAGTCAGCCAAGCGGTTAAAATTTGGTAAGAGCAATGTGTTTGCCAAAAAAGCCGTGATACCCGCGCGTCCTTGGTTGGGGGTCTCACCTTCCGATGCACAAAAACTGTTGAAAAAAGCGACCGCACTTTTGCAACGCCAAATTGACAAAAATTTAAAATAATCACAGAAAACCAAAATAACGCCACAAATTCACGCTGTGGCGTTTAGAAGATAAAATAATACGATTTTTCATATCAAAAAATTTAAATCGAATTTAAGCGATTTGAACCGCATTTAAAGCGTTTTAGATTTCAAGATAAAGTGTTATTTGTATTTAACGTAAATTTCCCGTCAAAATCTTTAAAGCACTTTAAAATCTAAATCCCTCACTTTTTCTTATGCTATCCCCATTCAACGAAAGGATAGCCTATGCAACTCATCGAAATTTTCAAAGCCGGTAAACGAGCCGATGCCAATGGCAATGTGGTGGAAATTACCACCGCTGATTTGCAACAAGCCGTTGACGCTTACAATGTCGAATATCACGAATCCCCCGCGGTAATTGGACACCCCAAACACAATGCGCCGGCTTATGGCTGGGTAAAACGCCTTGAACTGGACGGCGATGTATTAAAAGCCGAGTTTAACCAAATCGACCCCGAATTTGCCGAAATGGTGGAAACCGGGCGATTTAAAAAAGTGTCCGCCTCGTTCTATCTTGCCGACAGCCCAAACAATCCGCGCCCCGGCAATCTCTATTTGCGCCATGTGGGTTTTCTTGGCGCTATGCCCCCTGCCGTAAAAGGTTTGCGAAACCCTGAATTTGCCGACAACGAACAAGGCGTGGTGGATTTTTCCGACTGGGCGGAAGCGACGCTGTGGAGCCGTATGCGTGACTTCTTTATTGAGAAGTTCGGTTTAGAAGAAACCGACAAAGTCTTACCGGCTTGGCAAGTACAAAGCCTACACGAAGAAGCGGTGCGAGAAAGTGTGACCGAAATTAACTCGGCACATTTACCCCATTTTAATGAATCGCTACTGCCTCCAAACCCAACTTCAGAAGAACCTAAAACCCAAGGAGATATTGAGATGACCCCTGAAGAAATTGAACAACTCAAAGCGGAAAACGAACGCTTAAAAACTGAAAAAGCGCAAGCCGAAGCCGCTAAAGCCGAAGCGGAACTCAACCAAGCCAAAGCGGAAAACGCCGACTTTGCCGAAGGGTTAGTTAAAGCTGGCAAACTGGCGCCTGTGGCTAAACAACACGCCATTGATTTGCTGAATTACGGTTCGGCCACTGCCGCAGGCGGCGTGGTTGAATTTAATGAGGGTGAAAATCTTCATTCAAAAATCAAAGCGTTCTTGGAAGTCCAACCTCAAATTCTCGAATTTACCGAGGTGGCAACTAAAGACAATGCCCCGGAGCCACAAGATAACACAGTGGAGTATGCCGAAGGCACAAGCCCGACAAGCATCGAAGCTGACCAAAAAATTCGCGCTTATATGCAACAACATAGCGTGGATTACACGACCGCATTTAACGCAATCTACAACTAAGAAGGACTATTTATGCCAGCACATAACCTCAAAGCACTCCGCGTGCAAGATCCTGTTTTAACTGAATTGGCTCAGGGTTATCACAACCTTGAATTAGTTGGTGAAACGCTCATGCCAACGGTTGAAATCGAAAAAGAAGCGGGAAAAATCCCGAAATTTGGTCGCCTTGCTTTCCGTTTGCCAAGCACAGTACGTAGCTTACGCGGCTCATCTAACCGCCTTGACCCCGAAGACATCACGGCAATTGATGTAAATCTTGAAGAACACGATGTGGAATACGCCATTGATTACCGTGAAGAAAATGAAGCCATTTTCTCGCTCCGTCAATTTGCCTTAAACACGACACAAGATGTGATTGCTTTAGGGCGTGAAAAAGAAGTGGCAACCCTTGCCCTCGACGAAACCAAATATGAAGAAGGTAACAAAATCACCTTAAGCGGCAGCTCTAAAATTACCGATAAATCTGCCGACATTTTCGGGATGTTCGACACCGGTATTCGTGCGGTAAAACGTGCCATCGGTCGTAAACCGAACGTGTGTGTGATTGCCGGTAATGTATGGGCGGCATTAAAAGAGCACCCTGCGGTGATTGAAAAACTCAAATATTCCCAAGTCGCGATTGTGACCCCGGAGGTCTTTGCCAAATTAATCGGTATTGACACCGTGAAAATCGGTGAAGCGGTTTATGAAGAAAACAACCAGCTCAAAGACATCTGGAGCGATGCTATCGTGCTTGCCTACGTTGCACCACGTTCAGCAGAGCGTAAAGGGACAGTTTATGAGCCGTCTTACGGTTACACCGTACGTCGCCATAATGGTTTATTTGTGGATACCTACAAAGAAAACGGCGGCAAAATCGAAGTCATCCGTACGACTGACATCCACAAACCGCACTTAGTGGGGGCTTCTGCCGGCTACTTAATCAAAGGTTGTCTTTAAGCTGAATTTAAACCGCATTTAAACCCACTTTAAGTGCGGTTAACTCCCCCTTTATTTTGACGAGGAGAACAACATGTCTGATAAAAAACTGTACTACGTCGTTATCGGTGCTATGGCAATTCTACATAACGGCAAACGCTATGAAGCAGGTGACAAAATCGAATTAACTGTTCCTGAAGCCGAGAAAATCTCGCTTTATGTGCAATTAGACGAAGATGAAGAAAAGCGCCAACAGGCAGAAGCTGAAACGGAGAAAGAACGCCTTGCAGCAGAAGAAAAGACTCGCAAAGCGGCAGAAGAAAAAGCGCGTCTTGAAGCGGAAGCAAAAGCTAAAGCCGAGGCAAAAGCCAAAGCGAAGGCGGAAGCGGAAGAAAAATCCCGTAAAGAAGCGGAAAAAACGGCTAAGGCACAAAAAGAAAAAAGCGAAGCGTAATGTATATCTCGGCACAAGATTTAACGGAAGTGATGAGTGAAAGCACGCTCATTGCCCTCTCAAACGACACCTCACGTGCGCAAGAAGCCGACCAAGTTGTCTTGACTAAGGCTTGCGAATACGCCTGTGAAACCGTGGACGGGTATTTGCGTTCGCGTTATGTCTTGCCGTTAAACCAAGTGCCGACCCTTGTGCGTAACATCTGTTTACAGTTGGCTCGCCACTGGCTGTATTCACGCCGTCCGGACGGTAAAGGCTTTCCGGATAACGTGAAAGACACCCATGCGCAGGCATTGAAAGATTTAGAACGGATTGCCAATGGCAAGCTACACCTTGGTTTAATTGAGCTTAGCGGTAGCGAGGATGACAACCTGCCGTCCGCCCTGAAGTTCAAAGCTAGAGCGCCGGAAAAATTAGACTTATCGGGGTATTAAGATGAGTGCCACGTTGCCCATTTTAGAAAGCATTCGCCAACAAATTGAAAGCGAAACCCAACGGTTTTCTATCGAATTATTCCCCGATGACTTGGCGCACTATAACCTCACTGATGAGTTCGGTGCGGTACTGGTGCAGTATGCCGGCTCAAGATTTGAAAGTCTTGACAGCACCGACATTATCCAACAGCGTCGCAAAGTGTTGGTTGCGCTCACGGTGATTGCCCGTAGCCAGCACGATGACACCGGTGCACTGGATATGCTCGACCAAGTGCGTCTTGCGGTTGTGGGTTTTAAGCCGACAAATTGCACGGCGTGCCATCTTATCAGCGAAGAATTCGCCGGTGAAGACAGTGGGCTTTGGCAGTACCAACTGATTATTCAAACAGAGACGTGGCAAGTAGAAAACCGCAAGCCGCAAGATTTACCTAAATTTACCACCGCACTTTACCGCCGTGCGGAGAAAACTCAACCCAATCAACCCTAGGAGATAACAAACTATGGCATTTCATCATGGGACAAAAACAACACGCGTGGCAGGTGGTTCTGTTGCGGTGGAAACTGTGGACGGTGCGATTATCGGCATTGTCGGTACTGCCCCGGTTGGCGCAGTGAACGAATTAACCGTCTGCCAAACCAAAAAAGACTTTGCACAATTTGGCGTGATTTTAAATAAAGGCTTTACCCTACCTGACGCCTTTGACGTGCTTGCACGTTATGCAGCAGGTAAAGTTTATGTGGTCAATGTGCTTGACCCAACCAAACACAAAACCAACATCACCGACGAAGTCTTAACGCAAGATAGCAACACGTTGCGTGCGCAAACTGCACAAGCAGGTTTGTTGAATTTAACCTTGACGGCAGACCGTGAGCTGACCGAGGGCACGGATTACACCGTCAATATGCAAACCGGTGAAATTACGTTAAACGCACGCTATGAGGAGTTAAAGGCGACCTATGATTATGCTGACCCGACAAAGATTACCGAAGAAGACATCAAAGGCGGCATTGATTCAGCCACCGGCAAACGCAAAGGCTTCGAGTTATTGCGTGACGGCTTCAACTTATTTGGGGCGGACGCAAAAATTTTAATTTGCCCAGAGTATGACAAAACTGCCAGTTGTGCGGCAGCATTAGCCACATTAGCCGAACAGTTAAAAGCGGTGGCTTATGTGCAACTGCCAAAAGGCACGTCGCTTTCTAAAGCCATTCAAGGGCGTGGACCACTTGGCACGTTAAACGCTTCAGCAAGCTCTGAGCGTGTACGCCATTTCTTCCCTTACGCGTTAGGTTCAAGCAACACGCTGGAAAGTTTAGCCGTACACGCTGCAGGCTTGCGCATGAAAACCGATACCAACAACGGCTACTGGTTCTCCACCTCAAACCGCGAATTGCAAGGTGTCATCGGTATGGAAGTGAAACTCACCGCCCGTGTTGATGATGAACAATCAGAAACCAACCAATTGAATGCCGTGGGCATTACCACGATTTTTAACAGTTTTGGCACAGGTTTTAGACTTTGGGGCAACCGCTCATCCAATTATCCGACTGTAACTCATATCATCAATTTTGAAACAGCGTTACGCACCGGCGATTTGATTGATGAAAGCATTCGTCGCACTGAGTTGCAGTTTATCGACCGTCCGATTGATGATGCGTTGATTGATAGCCTATTAGAAACGGTAGACACCTATTTGCGTGCCTTGCCGTCTATCGTCGGTTACAGCGTAAGCCTTGACTACGACTATGATTTAGTCGATGAATTTAGCAAAGGTCATGTGCCGTTAGTTTATGACTACACGCCAAAAATCCCGGCGGAATTGATTTCCAATAAATCCGTGATGACCCGTAAATATTTAGTGAACTTGGTTCCACAAGGTTAAGGAGAAATAAATGAGTACAGCGATTAATCAAATTGTGAATGCCAACGTTTATATCAACGGCAATTCGCTTTTAGGTAAAGCCAAAGAGTTTAAACTTCCCGACATTGAGTTTGAGTTTATTGAACATAAGGGTTTAGGGTTGCACGGCACGGTGAAACTCCCGGCAGGGCTTAATGCGATGGAAGGTGAAGTGATTTGGGATAGTTTTTATCCGGAAGTGCGATCTCAAGTTTATAACCCGTATAAAAACATTCAGCTCATGGCACGTTCGAACTTGCAGGTGTTCGATTCACGCGGACTTGCTGCAGAAGAACCCCTTGTCACGATGATGAATGTGGCATTTAACAAAACCACCGGTGGGAGCTTTAAAAACAAGGAAGCGACAGAGCATTCTGATACGTTCCAAATTATGTCGATTAAGCAAGTACTCGGTGGCAAGGAAATTTTGTTTGTGGACGTGCTTGCCAATATCTACCGTGTCAACGGTCAAGATGTATTGCAAAAATACCGTACCAACATCGGGCAATAATTCTTTAAAGTAGTTTAAAAGCAGTTTAAACGCGCTTTAAGTAAACTCCTTTGTGAAAGTTAAACAACCTACTCACAAAGGAGTTTTTTTATGACTGATGTCACTCTCACTCTTCTATTTCCTATCACTGACGGTGAAGGTAAGCCTCTCAATGAGTTAAAAATCCGTCGCCCAAAAGTCAAAGATATTCGCAATATGAAAGGTAGTACAGAAATCGAACAAAGTATTAGTTTGATTTCTATCGCTACAGGTCTTGTGCCGGAAGATATTGATGAACTGGATATTGCCGACTTCAAGCGGGTTTCCGAGGTGGTAGAAAAAATGCAAAAGGGAAAGTTGAACTAGCACCACTTAATGCGGCATTGGCGGATTTAGCGTTTTGGTTTGGTTTTGCTCATTCCGAGTTGGAAGAGATGACACTGGATGAAGTTGAACGGTGGCTTATTCAAGCCCAACGGCAGATAAAAGCCAATTATACGAAAGCCGCTATTTAAGCGGCTTTGTTCTTACTTGAAGGCTTTATTAAAACCATCTTTGAAAGCGTGCATTGTTTCTTTGGTGAGATCAGCCTGCGGCTGTCTCTGATATATTCGCTTTTCCAAACGTTTAAGCACTTTTTCAAGTGTTGGAACAAAAGGCGAAATAACCAACAAACCGAGAATAATTGATGTAATGGTTGGATAAAGGGTAAAACCAACAGCAACAATTACAACGCCTAAAACGCCTGTAATCACATAGCCAATTAGCCCCAGTAATTCATCAAATAGTTTGAACATATTCTCCCCTTTCCTCGTTTAGAAGGACTATAAACCATGTCATCAAATCTTGCAATTAGTTTAGTGATTGGCGCAGCAGTTGGTGGTGCAATTTCGGGCATTAATCAAATTAAAAATACCCTAAAATCTTTAACCGATAGTAGTCAAAACCTTTCTCAAAAAATGGAGACACTCAATAAATTATCGGTTGCCAGTATGAAAAGTAGTGCGGCAACACTTACTGCGTTGGGTGGTTCAGTCGTTGCTATGGCAAAACCCGCCATTGAATTTGAAAGTGCCATGGCGGATGTAAAAAAAGTTGTGGATTTTAAAACACCCGAGGGGTTTAAAAAACTTTCTAAAGATCTCCTTGATTTAACCCATACGATTCCAATGACAGGTAAGGAACTCGCGGCTATTGCC